TAAAAGCAGATTAACCCTATATTTATAAACACATATGAAAACCGAAGTACTTAAAAAATTAATTAAAGAAGCAGTAAAAGAAGCAATTCAAGATGAATTGAAGGACATTTTATTAGAAGCTGTTAAAGCTCCTAAAACACAAGTTGTAAGAGAATCTATACAACCTACTCCCCCTTTACCTACAAATCCTAAATATACTGAACCTACTATGGATACTAGACAAAAATACATGGATGTTTTAGGTGAAACTGCTTTAAGTTTTAACTCAAATGATGCTCCTTCTTTTAACCCACAAGGAGTAGATCCTATAAACGGTAATTTAGGAGGAGGTTCTGTAGGAATGGACACAATAATGGGACTATTAAATACTAAATAATGCCTTTTAACCCCCAAAATATAAACCCAGATGATTTAAATCCTAACGTAGCTATAGGAGTAAATTTACCTTTAAATGGACCGGGGGTATTCAATTCAACTTATATTACCCAAAAAGCTATAAAAAACAATTTAATTAATTTTTTCCTAACTAACCCAGGCGAAAGACCTTTAAATCCTAGTTTTGGGGCAGGATTAAGAGTATTTTTATTTGAACAATCAAATGAGCCTACTTTTGAAAATTTAAATAGTTTTATTAGTTCAAAATTAGAAACTTTTTTCCCTGAAGTAAAAATATTAAAATTAGATGTATTATCCCCAAATGATGATCCTAATAACATTGTAGTTACTTTAAATTATTCCATCAATAATACAAATATAAACGATAGTATTAATATACAATTTTAAAGATGCCTGAAATAAATAGAGATATAAAATATTTAAATAGAGATTTTAGTAGTTTTAGGTCACGTTTAATAAACTACACCCAAACTTATTTTCCAAATACTTATAAAGATTTTTCTGCTACTTCCCCTGGGATGATGTTTATAGAACAAGCATCATATGTAGGTGATGTTTTAAGTTTTTATTTAGACAACCAATTTCAAGAGAATTTTATTCAATATGCTTTACAAACAAATAATGTTTTTGAATTAGCATATATGTTTGGTTATAAACCTAGGGTAACTAGTGTTTCACAAACTACTTTAGAAATATACCAACAGGTACCTTCAAAAAATGTAAGTGGGATTTATGTACCCGATTATGAATATGCATTAACTATCCCTGAAAACACTATTGTAACCTCAGTCAACAATCAAAGTTTTTTAATGGAAGATAAAATTGATTTTTCTATTTCAAGTTCTCAAGATTTAACAGATTCTACTATCTACCAAACCTCAGGAGGTATTCCACAGTATTATTTGTTAAAAAAGACAAGAAAAATAATATCATCTACAATTGCAACTCAAACTTTTAATTTTACTGAACCTACTCCTTTTCAAACAGTAAATATTACAACAAATAATATAGTTAAAATATTAGATGTAACTGATTCTGATGACAATACTTGGGATGAAGTAGATTATTTAGGCCAAGAAACAGTTTTAGATACAATAAAAAATACTAATATTAATGATCCCAATAGAGGAGATGGAGCACCATATTTACTTAAATTAAAAAAGTGTCCTAGAAGATTTACTACTAGGTTTACTTCTTTATCTAATTTACAAATTCAATTTGGAGTTGGGTCACCTAATGCTACAACAGAAGAAATAATTCCAAACCCCAACAATGTAGGAATTGGTTTACCTTTTAAAAAAGAAAAATTAACAGCAGCCTATTCACCTACAAATTTTTTATATACTCAAACTTATGGTTTAGCTCCTTCAAATACAACTTTAACTGTAAGATATTTAACAGGGGGTGGGACTAATTCAAATGTTGCTGCTAATACTATAAATACTATTTCAGATGATAATATATTTTTTTCAAGTAATAATAACCTAAACCCTACTACTGCTAATTATGTATTTAAATCTGTTTCCATAATCAACCCAGAACCTGCTACAGGAGGTAAAGGGGGAGATACTTTACAAGAAATAAGACAAAATACAATTACATCTACTTTTGCTCAAAAACGAACTGTTACTGCAGATGATTATTTAATAAGGGCTTTAAGTATGCCTTCTGATTATGGTGCAGTTACTAAAGCCTATATTGAAAAACCTAAGTTAACTGATAAACAAATTTCAACAATTGAAACTTTAAGTTTATATGTTTTATCCCAAAACTCAACAGGACAATTAGATTATGCTAGTAATACTTTAAAACATAATTTAAGGACTTATTTATCTCAACAAAGAATAATTGGTGATAGTATTGAAATCAGAGATGCTTATATTATTAATATTAGTGTTGAATTTGAAGTTGTAGTATTACCTAATTTTAATAATAGTGATGTATTAATAAAATGTATTCAAGAAATAAAAAATTATTTTAATTTAGATAAATGGCAACTAAATCAACCTATTTTACTAAAAAATTTATTTATAATATTAGATAAAATAAAAGGTGTACAAACTGTTAAAAATGTTATGATTCAAAATAAAGTTGGTGGTAATTATTCTCAATATGCTTATGATATAGACGCTGCTACTCAAAGCCAAGTTGTATATCCTTCTTTAGACCCAAGTATATTTGAAGTAAGATACCCTGATCAAGATATTAAAGGTAAAGTAGTTCCTTTATAGTTGCATATTTATAATAAAATATTATAAATGGCCGTTTATAAAATATTCCCTACCAAGGACGCTACCCTTTACTCAATCTACCCCACTATGAATACAGGGTTAGATGCTATACTTGAATCTAGTAACATATTAGCTGAAAATGGGTATCCTGGGGTATCCCGTTATTTAATAGAGTATGACACTGCTGAAATTCAAGATATAATTAATAATAAAATTTCAAGTAGTGCTTATAACATTTACTTTAAAAATTATATATCTACAGCTCAAGGTATAAATACTGATGTAAAACTTGAAATCTTTGCAACAGCTCAATCTTGGAATAACGGTACAGGATACTATTTAGATAATCCTAAAATAACTGATGGGACTTCTTGGAAAAATTTAAACTCTTCTGGATCAGGAAATTGGAATATGAGTGGTTCTGTTAGTGGATATGGCTATACTGGTTCATTTAACTCAACTTATACTACACAAGGTGGTGGTAGTTGGTTTACCTCCTCAGGTTTAGTACCTACAATAACCGAATCGTTTGGGTTAAGATCTGAAAAAGATTTAGAATTAGGAGTAAAAGATTTAGTTAATCTATGGTATAGTGGTTCTATCCCAAATAATGGATTTTTAGTTAAATTAAGTGGGAGTGCTGAATTTAATAACGATATAAATTATCAACCAATATTAAAATATTATAGTGTAGATACAAATACTATCTACCCACCACAGCTAGAATTTAGATGGAGAGATTATTCCCTATATTCTGCTGCTACATCCTCAATCGTAACTACAAAACAAATAAAACTATCACTAGATGATAATCCAGGTGAATTTCAACCAAGTAGTATAAATAGATTTTATGTAAATATAAGTCCTTTATATCCTACTAGAACATATCAAACAAGTTCACTGTTTACAAATACAAACTATTTACCAACTTCTTCATATTATGCAATAAAAGACTTGGCTACTAATGAATTTGTTATTAATTTCGATACTCAATATACTCAAATTAGTTCTGATGTTAGAGGAAATTATTTTGATGTTTATATGAGTGGACTAGAACCTGAAAGATATTATAAAATTTTAATTAAAACGGAAATTAATGGTTCTACTTTAATATTAGATGACGATTATTATTTTAAAGTTATTAACGGATGAGTCAAAACATAGAATTTAATAAACAAGTATTTAATAAAACATCATATGAAAAAGTTATAGATACTTCTTTTAAGCAACTAGGGGTTAAGTCTATAAATGAAAAAGTAGAAGAACAACCAACAGTTAATGATTTTTTTAGGATGTATAATGATATGTTTTACGATATAAATGAATTAGGACCCACTAATTCTCATGAATTTTTAATTAAAAAAAGTAGTGAATATATAGGTTTTGAAGAAAAGAATGAAATTATAGAAGCTTTACAAAACGAAATTTCTCAATTAAGAACAGAATTATTAGATACTCAAAAAGAATTAATTGAAAATCAAACCCAAACCCCTCTAATACCTAAAGATATTTAATAATGGCGGCAGAAGTTATCTTATTAGAAAATAGTAATCCATCCCAACCTATTTATTCTACTCAACAAAGTAATTTAATAGGTAGTTTTGATTTACCTACTACTTTAAACTCTAGCAGTTATATTGAATTTTATGTTTTAAATAACAATTATCAAGTTTTAGATTCAAACCAAGATTATCGTAACTATAGAATTGAAAATGATAATCAAGCTGCTTTAACCAACCAAAACTCAAAAATTATAGTTAATCCTGAACAGGATTTAAATAACTTAGACTATAGTTTAGGAGAATATTTAGCTTGCTATAAATTTTATAACAGAGAAATAGATGACTTATATATATCTGAAATATCCTCAGATAGAACTGAAATTAGATTAGATAGCAATGATTTAGACTTAATTTTAATAACTAACAACACCCAAAATTTTGTAAATAAAAGAGCAGAAAGTGAATATTTTGTAGATTTTTATTTAAATTTTGGAAATAATAATATTGCTTTAGCTAATAATATTGCTTTAGATAATGATAATGTAGATAATCCTACTATATTAATTAAGTTATACGAACCGTTACCTGAATCTTATTCTGTAAATGATACTTTAAATATTGTTACTTCTTTTGAAGAACCTAAAACTTATAAAGTAACTTTTGAAGATTTACCTTTACCCGAACCTACATTTCCTAAATTAAAAGGACCTAATTTTAATATAGATTTAAAAGACCAAGTAAACAACTCAACCCTAGCTTTATCCTATTCAGAACTAATTTCTTCCCAAGTATCAAGCTCTAAAGAACAAATAAACAGTTTACTTAAAGAAAAAGAACTACAAATTAATGTAGATTATACTGCATATCCTGATTTTATACATTTTAGCTCTGCTCAAACTAGATTAGAAAACTTTTATTATAAAGCAGGACTTATTGAAAGTTATTCCTCCTCAATTTCCCTTTTAGATAATACTACAAGTTCACCTTCTACTTTAAGTGGTAGTAAAGCTACATATCAATCTAAAATAGATGAAATTATAAATAACTTTGATGGATATGATAAATTTTTATATTATGAAAGTAGTTCATTTTCATATCCAAAAACTACCTCAACTAAACCTTATTTATTATCCCCAACAGGAAGCACTGAAGTTTTAACTTGGTTAGGAAGCACAGACTACTCTAATATTTATTATGGAGGTAGGGTTTTATCTGCTTCTCTATTTGATGAAGCTAACCAAGATGGACTCTATTATGCTATCCCAGAATATTTAAGGAACGACCCTGAAAATGATCCATATAAACTATTCGTTGATATGGTTGCTCAACATTATGATAATATTTGGATTTATTATAAGGATGTTTCACAAAAATTTAATGCTGATAACCGTTTAAATCATGGTATATCAAAAGATATAATTGCTGATGCAATTAAAGAATTTGGTCTTAAGTTATACCAAAATAATTTTTCTAATGAAGATCTATACACTGCATTTTTAGGATTAACACCTAATGGAGGATTATTTCCCTTCCCAAATATTACAGGATCATTACCAACCCCAACAGGATTTGAATATATAGATCAATTTATATCTGCTTCTAATGATGTTATACCGTTAGATGATGTAAATAAATCGTTATATAAACGAATATATCATAACATACCATATCTACTGAAATCAAAAGGTACATTACCCGGTTTGCGCGCTCTTATAACTTCTTATGGTATTCCTGATACCGTATTAAGAATAAATGAATTTGGAGGTAAAGATAAAATTGATGTAAATGATTGGGATCATTGGCAAAATGAATTTAATTATGCTTTTAAAACAGATGGAAATAATTTTATTTCTTCTTCATGGTTTCCCAATAATGGTTTTTCTCAAGTTAAAGATGAATCTCCTGATACTGTAATGTTTAGGTTTAAAACTAATGGTTTACCTACATCCAATATTCCATTCTCCCAAAGTTTATGGAATAGAAATGATTTTTCTCATATTGTTTTAAGATATGATGGGACAGCTTACATAAGTGCTTCTTACTCTGGATCTACAGTAGATCCACAATACCAATATGCCCATTTAGACTTTTACCCTACTTATCAAAATCAACCTACAATATCCGCTAGTATTTCTCTTCCATTTTTTAATGGAGATTGGTGGTCTGTTATGGTAA